CTACCACCTCAACAACATCAAGAACGGAATGAGCCCCTCAATGCTCATCAACTTCAATAACGGAGTTCCAACGGAGGAGGAGCGTTATATGATTGAGAGCCGTATCGGTGAAAAGTTTAGCGGTACGAGCAATGCGGGTAAGTTCATCCTTGCCTTCAATGACAACAAGGAGATGTCCGCTACGATTGAACCCGTACAACTATCCGATGCTTCCGACCAATACCAATTCTTGGCTGATGAGGCAATGCGTAAGTTGATGGTTGCTCACCGCGTTACTTCCCCGATGCTTTTGGGTATTAAAGACCAAAGCGGACTGGGTAACAATGCCGATGAGTTGAAGACGGCTTCCACCCTATTTGACAACACGATTATTCGCCCCTTCCAAGAGATGATTTTGGATGGTGTGGATAAGATTCTTGCCTTTAACGACATTTCACTCAACTTGTACTTCAAGACCCTTCAGCCTTTGGAGTTCCAAGAGGATGTTGTCGTAGACCAAGAAACACAAGAAGAAGAAACGGGTGTAAAGTTAAGCGCAGAGCCTACGGATGAATACTTTGACAATGCCTTTGCAGAGTTAGAAGCTCTTGGTGAAATCATTGATGAATCCGAATGGGAATTGGTTGAGGAAGCTCCCGTTGACTACGAGGCTGAAGCGCAGATGGAGAAATTCTTTGCCTTCGCCTCTACGGGTAGCGCATTCCCCAATGCCAAGTCAACGCAAGACGGTGTCACGCCCGAAGGCCGTCCCTACAAGGTTCGTTACGGCTACGCCCCCGAACAAGCGGGAGATAACTCACGAGAGTTCTGCAGAAAGATGGTAAGCGCAAATAAAGTTTACCGCAAGGAAGATATTCAAGCGATGCGAGAAAAGGCCGTAAACAAAGGATTTGGACCAAATGGAGCAGACACCTATGATATTTGGTTGTACAAGGGAGGCGCACGATGCCACCACTTTTGGATGCGTAAGGTATTTATGGCTAAAGCGGGAGCAAAGAGCGTTGATGCTAAATCCCCAAATGCAGAGGTTGGCGTAAATCGTGCAAAGAAAGCGGGAGCAGAGTTGGAGGTCAATGACAAGAAAGTAGCGACACGCCCCGTAGATATGCCCAATGAAGGATTCTTAAAACCCCGTAAGTAATGGCAACGGCTTTATTTATCAAGCGTGAAGATCTTGTTCGGAGTACCGCACTCGGAGGTAATGTAGACACCGACAAGTTTATTCAATGGATCAAAGTAGCCCAAGAGATCCACATTCAAAATTATTTGGGTACGGATCTATACAACAAGATCTCGGCCGACATCATTGCGGGGACTCTTACTGGTAACTATCTCTCATTGGTGAATACCTATATTCAGCCGATGTTGATTCACTTCGCTATGATGGAGTATCTTCCCTTTGCAGCCTATACGATTGCCAACGGAGGTGTCTATAAACACAATAGCGAAAACTCAACAAGTGTAGAAAAGGGTGAGGTTGACTTCTTGATTGAAAAGGAGCGCAAGATCGCAGAATACTATGTTCAACGCTTCATTGATTATATGAGCTTCAACCAAGATCTATTCCCCGAGTATAACTCAAACACAAACAATGACATCTACCCCGACAAAGACGTCCAAAGGAGCGGATGGGTTCTCTAAACGGACTTACAAACCGAAGATGCAAAATATCCGCAAACTAAAGTTATTTCTAAAGGAAGAAGCAAAAAATGAGTAATCTTATCTCTTGGGGAACTGTCTATTGTGAGACTTGGTGGGGCGATACTGACCGCACTACCTTATCCATTCAGAATGAGAGCGCACCCCCTTGCTTCGCACCTATCAATGACATTGCTATTGCGTTTCAAGAGCGTGTTGAGGCTGATGGAGGCGTATTAGAGGGCTACGATTGTTTGGTGGCTGCTCTGCAAGATTTGGGAGAGGATAACTACTATGAATTATGGGACACCTATATTCTACGAATGATAAACGATGGGGCAACCATAGAATCGGAAGATTGCCTAATTGACCAACTATTTAACTTAAATTGATATGAGTTCTTTTTTTGATAGTGCATCTTTGGTGCAAATTCCGAGTGGATACTCCGATGGCACTTTGTATAGTGTCAAGCCGATTGATGGCACGGGAGATTTGACATTCTCACGCGGTAGCGACATTGAGGCCACGAGGGTGGCGGCTAACGGCTACATTGAGAAAGCCAAAGTTAACCTATTGTTGCAGAGTAATTCGTTTAGCAGTTGGAGCGCTAACACGGGCATTACTGAAACAAGTGGGCAAAGTGGCTACGATGGTTCAAGCGATGCTTGGAAAATTGATTTGACCGCAGCAGGAGGAAGAGTTCAAGAGGCTAATTCGCAAAGCGGAGTTCAAACATATAGCGTATATGCTAAAGCGGGTACTTTGGATTTTATTCTTCTTTTTTGCTCTTCTGGAACGAATATAAATGCTTATTTTGATTTGTCTTCGGGAACTTACGCGGGTTCAACTACTGGCAGCATTATTGACGCAAAGATTGAGTCAGTAGGTGGGGGCTGGTACCGATGCAGTTTAACCCATAGCGAAGCAATTACAAGCGTCCGCATTTACCCCGCTACTGCCTATAATGACCTAACGGCCACAAGCGGGAACATCTACATCCAAGACGCCCAAATGAACTACGGCCTCGTAGCGCAAGAGTACCAAGAAACTACGACCACGAGCGTAGTCGCGGGGATTACCAATGATTTGCCCCGCCTTGACTATTCGGGGGGTGCTTCGTGTCCTTCGTTACTTTTGGAGCCGAGTCGGCAAAACCTCCTAACAAACGATACTTACTACGGGGGTAGCGATTGGAGCAAAATAGGCGTTTCACCAAGTGCCAATAATGCAACAAGCCCCGAAGGGGTAACGAATGCCGTGCTACTATCGGAAACGGCAATAAATGACCAACACTCACTCTACCCAACTGTTAGCGTAACAAGCGGAAACGCTTATACCGCGTCTTGCTTTGTGAAACAAGGCACGGGTAGTGCCGCGCCCCAATATATCGGCTTCCGCTTTCGCGGTGGTGGCTTTACAGATGCGGGCGGCTTGGTAGTGGATTTGGTAAATAAGGTCGCAACTTATGAAGGGGGCAGTTTGACTGGCTATAAAATTGAGGACTACGGCAACGGATGGCTTCGGGTTTCTATTACCCAAAGCGCAACCGTTACATCTTCAAGCGCGGGCCTTGTGCTATTCTTTAACAACAACATTAGCGGTTCATATTCCACCGATTACTTGGGAAATGTTAACGCGGATATGTTAGTTTATGGAATGCAGATTGAGCAGGCGAGTTATAGTTCAAGCCTAATCCCCACCTACGGAACATCCGCCACGCGCTTGGCCGAAAATGCATTGAGTTTAACCAATACTTTGGGTGGTTTAAGCGAAGGTACATTTTTCATTGAGATGTCAAGGGACGGCATTGATGCTGCGATGACGGGTTCAGCAATTTCTTTGCGTGATAATGCTGGCGCGGAGGAAATTCGTCTACACTTTGACGCACCAGCATCACAAGTAAGATGGAGAGATGGAAACAATTCTTTTGCTCAAATCGGCGACGCATTGTCTATAACTGCTGGAACAACATTCAAAATCCTTGTTAAAACTGATGGAACAACGGCAAAAGCGTTTGGTAATGGTGCGCAGTTAGGAAGTGATTATTCAGTCGTTTCTACATTTGATTTCCAAAGAATCTATAACTACGAGTTAGGTTATAGAATCAAACAGCAAATTTTCTTCCCCACCGCCCTTTCCGATTCCGAGTGTATCACCCTAACAACCCTTTAAGATGAAACTACGCAAATACGCCTTTACCCCTTCGCAATGGGCTACGGCAAAGGCCAAGATTCAAACCACCGATGAAGAAGGTAACACCACTTGGGACACCTCAAAGGTGGTAGCGGTGGTGGAACTTGGCAACCTCGTAGTTACCCCCGCCGTCTATGACGAGGAGGGGAACGAAACAACACCCGCCACCTATTCCGATAAGTATAGCGTGGACATTCTTTGGAAGGATGAACCCCTAACGACCTCGTTCAGCACATACGAGGTTTGGTGTGCGCCTATGGGCGTTCACGCTATGGGAGGGCAGAAAG